TCAATGAGAGAGCCTAGAAAAACTCTTAGTAAATACAAAATGAAAAAGAAAGGATAAATAATGATTGATTTTCATAAAAAAATAAAAACCATACTGTTTGCAATTAAAATGATTACCAAGGAATCTTTTGAAAAAGATAGTTTTGATGGTAACGACATTAAGATGTGGCAGTTTTATTGCACTAGTAACTCTAAGCTAGCTAAGTTTTCGAGAATGTTACCTAATGAAGAACAGTATCCCTTAGAGGTCAAGAGCTACATTGATACACTTTATTCGGTGGTGATTCCAGAGGAGAGTGACGACAATGATAATGATGACCTTGAATATGACGACGAAGAAACAGTAACTGACACTATTAATGATATAGGTGAAAATGAAGAATCTGTAAACAAGGACAATGTTGTTAAGGTAGTTTCTAAGAAAGCTAAAAGAAAAATTAAAAAGAAAGCTAAGAAATAGTTAGTTAGTAATATGAGGTAAATAGTGAGATTTAATCCAGAAGACTATGTTGATTATTTATTAAGTCAGGGGGACGCTCTTCCTCCTGACATTACAATTGATGATAGCTCAATATTATTGGCTAAGAACTGCATAGAGTTTTGTACAAAAGATTATTTTTTAGGTAGTCAAGCCCCTAAAGCCCTATATCCTAGACAGGTTGAGTTGCTAGTTAAACTTAACGCTGAATATTGTCCTCGTTGTACAAACTTGGACTTTTGGGGGGACTCAAAAAAACTAAGCTCTATGGCTGTTAATGAGAAGCTGGAAACTATTTACGATAATGTACAGCTATTAGAATATGGTATATGTCCTAAGTGCGGTGCTAAGAAGTCAGATTTATATAAGTCAGGCGAGTTAAAAGTACCCTTAGAATTTGTTGGGTTACTCGGACAAAGGTCAGGCAAGACAGCTGTAAGTACCTTGGAATTAGCCTATTTAATTCATGGATTCTTGAAAACTCCTAATTTATCAAAGACTTATGATTTATTACCTAACTCACCTTTTGCTATACCTATTGTGGCTTTAACTTTTGAAAAAGCCAAGACTTTGATATACAGTCCTTTGTACAACTATCTAACTAAATCTAATTGGTTTAAAACTTACTGTGAACTTTTGGATAATTATGCTGCTAGCAATGGTTTAAAAGTACCGCTTTATGATATTAAAGACACCTTTACCTGGTTTAGGCATAAAAACATTTTAATTGTGCCATCAGGACCTGATAAAAGAAAGCTAAGAGGTTACACAAGTATAGCCTCTGCAATTGATGAAGTGGGGTGGTTTGTAACTAACTCGGATAAAGACCTAGTTAAGTTAGATGCTGATGAAATATATAAGGCAATAAATAACTCTATGCCAACTGCAAAGGTAGCCTATCTTAATCTTTTAAAAGCAGGATATAATAATATACCGTCTCCTATAAATATAAACATCTCGTCCCCCTCTAGCAAAAAAGATATGATTTGTAGACTTTACAATCAGTCAAAAACTGACCCTCTTATGTATGGTGTCCACTTAGCTACATGGGAATTTAACCCTGTTATGCCTGAGAATTGTGAGCTTATGCAATCATATCGTAAAAAGATGGGTAAGGATTTTATGCGTGACTTTGGGGCAGTCCCCCCTGATAGCACTAATGCTTTTATACCAACCATCACTATGATGAGTGATTGTAGACTTAAAACACTATCTAATATATGTACTATCAGGCAAAGAGAAGAAACCGTTAGCAAGGCTCAATACACTACTGCTGATATTGTAACTGCAAAGAGTATTGATAATAGACCTAGAGTGTTAGCAATAGACGCAGGTTATACAAATAATAGTTTCGCTTTGGCGATTGCAGAATTATCTGAGGTGAATAGTAAGAAAGTTATTTTTAATCTGTTAACAGAAATAATACCTGATGAAACAGCTCCTATTAATTATAGTGGTGTTTATAATAACATTATACTTCCATTGATTAAAAAGTATAATGTTAAAATGGTATGTACAGATAGATGGCAAAATATTAAATTGTTATCTGATATAGATAATGATGCTAGTTTATTTTGTACCACAAAAACATATTCCGTTAAGTATGATGATTTTCTATTTTACAAAACTTGTATAATGGATAAAAATATTGTAATTCCGAATCCTGAGGTTGACTTGAATATGATTTATGACCTAGCTTCTGCTGATTACCCTCACTCTTTTATGGACAAACCTATATCTCACTACTATCTACAAGCCATTACAGTATCTGATAATATGGGAAAGAGTGTTACTAAGGGCGATGGTTTAACAGATGATATTTTTAGAGCTTCTGTGTTAGCTCACGCCATTATAACAAATGATAAATATGCTAGTATTTTTACTAATAATTTACCCTCTGGTATGGTCGAATCCTTTTGTAGGGCGTTAGGGGCTATGCCTAGTGGAATGAGTACAGGAGGTACTACAAAGAGTAGAGTTGGTGCAGTTCCTAGTGGTAATTCTTATAGCAATAGTAGGTTAGGGGCTAGACCAGGGAGCTAGTATGGGTAAGTGTATTGTCTGTGGAAAAGAATGTCATACGGAACTTCACCATATAATTCCTATATGTTATGGGGGTGATAAAAATGGCAAGTTAGTTGAGCTATGCGAATCTTGCCACTTTAACATACACAAAACTGCAGAGTCTATATCCGCTAAGACGGTAGAATCAAAAAATTGGTTTGGAAATTTTAACCTTTTGAAAAAAGCCTCCGTATTTATAAAGGCAATAATAGAAGCCAAAAGAAACTATCAAGAAGGTAATGTTTCACAAGATTTACGCAAGAGAAGAATGATAGTGGTTGAGATGTCTGACTTCGAATGGAAAAGATTGCATAAAGCTAAGAGTGATAAAGGCTACACAAATCTAGTTAATTTTATACAGGATTACCTAGTATCTCTAACTAGGTTTTGACTTTTCAATAATTATATTATATAATAACAATTTTCTTTTTGGGGTAAAATGGAATATACAATAGACAACAATCAAACGCAAGAGGAATATCAAGTACAGTTTCCAGGTGCCAGATGTATTTGTAACATTTATGCCAAAGCTAACGAAACCTTGAATCTAGACTTCGTATGGAAAAATGGCAATGGTATAGCCAAGGATTTATCTACTTACACTGGTAAAATGTCAATCAAGGAAAGAAAAGACGGACATATTACAGTTGCTACTTGTGGACAAGATGAAGAAGATGAAGGTACACTAATAACAAACGCAAGCGGTCATATTCTTGTTAAGCTAGACTCCGTACATTTACAAAATCTTTACAAATCAGGTACTTGGGTATATGATATACTTCTTAGGGACAGTAGTAGTAATGTAACTCGTTTAATAGAGGGTTATTTTTACATAGACAGAGGGGTAACCATCTTTTAAATGACAGAACAACAAAATAAAAAAGTATTAATTCAAAAGCAAAGAAAGTTAGTTTTAATAGAGGAAGAGTTTGATAATTTAGATGAACTTAACGATATGGACTTATTCTTAAAAAACAACTTTGGGCTTGATATTGTTAAGTCCACCTATGATAAAGAGGATTACTAATGGTTGATACTGTTGTATTAAAAGACGAGGGCAATATAATTGAAGTTGTTCAAGGCAAGGATTTAACTGTATGCAAAATCGTTAAATCTGATGTTGAAATTGAAGACATAAGGTTTGTTCAATTAGACGATACACCTAGCTCCTACGAGGGTTCAGCAGGTAAAACACTTGTGGTTAATGACGACGAGACTGCTCTAGTATTTACTAGGTTACCATCAACTTTTATTTCATTAACTGATACTCCTACTAATTATAGTAATGCTTCGGGAAAGTTGCTAGTAGTTAATCAACAAGGCACAGGTATATCGTTCGTTACTTATAATTCTAGCGATATAAATATAGAGTATTTTACACAACTTGCTGATGTACCTAACTCTTATGTAGATAAGGCAGGTCAAATTCTAACTGTAAAGAGTACAGAAGATGGTTTAGATATGGCTTCTTTTGAAGACATTATGCCTAACCAATCCATAACATCAGGCTCTTACAATTATCCACAGATAGTTGTTAATGCTAAGGGTGTTATTACGGCAATTCAAGAAGGTTCCCCTTTTACATTCCCACCCTTTACTGATAAAGCTATACTTGTTGGTGATGGGACTACAACACCTAGTACAATAAATGTAGGCAATATAAACCAAGTTATGATGGTCAATAATACTACGACTCCCTCTTGGCAATTCCTACAATCATTATTTGATAGTTATGGCAATTCAACAATTCTTACTACAAGTTCATCAAATATAAATACCTCTTGTCTGAAAATAAACACAAACAGTAGTGGTATTAAAATTAATCAAGAGAGTAGTAGCGATTATTTATACTTAGGCTATGATAATGATATTCAAATTAATGGTAGTGGTGTTTTAATCAACAAGAATTTAACTATGGCTACTACAAAGGAAATCATAGGAAGTGATGGGCTATCACTAAATCCTAATAGTGCCACGGTATCTGTATCAAGTTCGATTGACCCTGCTACTTACTCCTCTCGAATCATAAATGGTAATGACTTAGTTACAAAGAAATACTATGATGATAATCAAACAAATATGGGTGGCGTATGTAAAAAAACTAGTGTTATAAGTATAACTTCTAATACGGCTAACTTTGTCATACCTATGAATGCAATCATTACAGATGTTTACATAAACATAACACAGGCTTTTAACACAGAATCCACAATATCCATAGAGGATAGTTATAGCCAACCTATCTATAATTCTGATGATTCGCCAGCATTAAGTTCGATAGATTTAATTAACATAAAAACAAATATAATATCGTTAGCAAACGATTATCAAATAAATGTAAGTATAGACAATTACACTTTTGGTAGTGCTAATGTGTTCTTAGTATATTTTTTAGCGTAAGGGGATAAATATGAAATCTAATATCACAGGAACTTCAAGAAACTTGCAGATAGGTAGCGGACCTAGAATTGTTGGTGATACTGACAATTTCGTTAGAATTAAAAATCCATCTGATGAAATCCTTGCAAACACACAAGTAGGAATATCTAAGGCTGATACTTTTTTATCGCAAAATATTAAGTACACGAACATACAAACGGTTGTAGATAACGAATTATCTTTATCAGACGGCATAGGATTTAAAACAGGAGAAACTAACTTTGTTTCTTATTCAAGCAGTTTAACTGATGTAAACCCTGTTTCTATCATCATTCCTGATATTAATGCCCTAACAAGTGTATGTAATCTTAAGGTTAGCTTAGGTGAGTTAGGTGCGATTGTTAATACAGTAACCTCTTGCATAAGTTTTCAAGGGAATTTAGCCTTATTTCAAAAGACTCTCCAAGATACTTTTAATGATTTAGGACTAGGATTTTCTGTCGCATTTAACACAGATACTTACGAGATAACCTTAACTCAAAGTACAGAATCTTTGTACATATATGAATTTTCTTTGTACAATGGAGTTTATAATTCTAAGATAACAATGAATGTTGATGGTACTCTAAATGTAAGTGGTGGTATTAAGGACTTGGTATTAACAGGTAATTCAACTGCCATCACACAAGATATAGCAGATAGTTCATCTAAGATAGCCACCACTCAATATGTTACTGCCTTGGCAGATACTATATCAGCAAGTTTAATGCAACCAACAAAGAATTATTACTTAGGGCTAGATGATACGGATACTGTATTATATGATACTGCACCTGTTACAGAACAATTAGTTCCTTTTGCAATTGTACCTGGTGCAACTACAACAAAAGAATTTATCTATGATATAACTTCCGAAATTATATTAAGTCCAGCAAGTTCATATTATTTCTGGTTGTGGGTAACAGCAGGTAGTAATAACACAGTTTATACTCTAACAGGTGAGCTTTATTATTTTGATGATGAGAGTAATAGGGTTGATATAGCAACATCAAGCATCTCTGTCATAGGCACGGGAAATGCAACAAATATGATGATACCTATGGGCAACTCTTTATTAACAGAAACAACTAGGTTAGAAGTTGGTAGTCAATTGTACTTAGCTATGTCTGTATCATCAGATAAGGCTTCATCAGAAACTATTTCTGTTTACACAGGTGGCTCGACCCCATCTTACCTAGTTAGAAATGGAACAGAGATACTAGCAAATTATGTTATAGGTACTTATAAAGGGGAATCACATACACAAGAATATATTAATGCCAACAAACAAGATAAAGCACCACCTTTAACATCTATAACAGCAACAAGTGGAACAGTACCATTAGAAACAGCTAATTTTTATACTATGACTATGAGCGGTGATACAGTGTTTACACTAACATCAATAACTGGCGAAGCACTAAACGACTATCAAGAAATAAGAATGCTTTTAAATGTTACATCTGTACCTACGAGCATTAACTGGGGTACTACCGCACATAACATCACACTAAGCACAGGATATTTTGAAGTTACTTGGAAGTACAATCCACTTAGGTCAATGTGGGTATGCTCTGCAATAAAAGAGGATTGAAGTTAGATGACTGATTTAATTAATATAGATATTAGTGTAATTAATACTAGTCCTGAAATTGACATAGAATCCACTGATGAAGTTGTTACAGTAGATACTCAGGTTATCTATGGACCTACTGGCAAAGATGGTTTAATCAACGGTTATAATGAGGTTACAATACAAGGTGGCAATGGTATAGAGGTCATTACTAACGAGAATATTATTACCCTAAACAATACACAGCCTGTAACGGATATAGCTGAATTAAATAATATGTTACCTATTACATCTAACAGGGTTTTTGTTATAAAGAGCGAGTTAGAATCGCAGATAGGTGAGTTAGAATCGCAGATAGGTGATATTTCTAGTATCCTGACGGAAATCAATGGAGAGTAATTTAAGCATTGACAAGCAGTTTTTCAATAATTATATTATATAATAACTAAATATTTTATTTTGGGGTAATAAATGACTACTTTAAGAGAACTTAGAAAAATTTTAGCATTTAAGGATACTACAGATTTTGTGGTTATGGTTAGTAAGCCTGATAGTATGCGAGATTTAAGAGAGCGAAGCAAAACTGTTGAACCTGAAAAGGTAACTATTGTAGACACTGTTTATGCTGATGGAAATTTGTACAAAAAGATAACGAATGACTTTCTTAACTTTAACGATGACATTGACTTCGAGAAAATAATTAGACATAGAGGTGGGACTTCGAAAGAGCAAGGTTCTCTTGTTACACATCTTATAAATAGGGATAGAAAAAGCGAATCCGTTTATATAAACAGGGAAGGCTCTAGCTATGCTCGTTATGTTGGCATTCCAAGTAAAAAATAATAGGGAAATAAGGGATAAAACAAAATGATAAAACAAAAATTAAATAAGGTAATGTCTACTACAAAGGATAGAGCTATAAATGCTATAATGGAAGTTTTCAATGTTGATGAGAAAACTGCAACTAAATACTATAATGATAAGATTATTGCTGTTATAGATAGTCCACGCCAACCTGAAATTGTTGACCTGAAAATGTTGTATAATTATTATGATGTAGCCGAATTTGGTACATTGGACTACGAAAATTTTAACTGGGGGAATCTTTTGTCTCTATGGGAAGCTGTTGACTATATGAATGAAAAATTAGGCACAGAAATTGAAGCAAAAGATATATATGATAAATACAGTAATATTGTTATGTCAGATAAGGGTTTTGAATCTAAAGCAAAGGATATAAAGAGGTTAATTAAAAAAGATTTTCCAGAACTTCCTAAATATTATAATATGGTACTAAAAGAAGGGGATTATGATGATACTTTTGATTATTCTATAGACGAAATAGAAGGCATTTATGCCACAGATAACTTACAATTAATTCAGCGTAAAGATTTACCTAATAATGTAGCAAAGAATCAATTAAAGTTATTTAAAAACAGTGAGCTTTCACACCTTCGTGCATTACTTAAAATATAGGAAAAATAAATGCAAACAATACTTACAGACGCAGGATTAAACGCAGCCGTTTTGGCTGGTACAACAGGACCAACTGTTAATGTTACATCTGTTAAAATAGGTAGTTCTATCGTAACCCCTACATCGGCAATGACAGATGTTACTGGCTTAGTATGGACAGGGGATTCTACCTATATAAGATACCAAGTGCAAGATGATGGCTTGTTTGCATTCAAGATTACCCTAGATGAGGGTATAGGTGATTTCGAAATAGGTAACATAGGTCTCTTCTTAGACGACGGAACTATGTTCACTATTACATCCATGGATAAAGTTGCCTTAAAGATTAAGAATGACACAGATGTTACAGGTAATAGAATCAGTATTGTAGTTCCAATTAAATTAGCTGGTATAAGCAATCTTATGAATGTTACGGTGTTAGTTCCTGACGAATCTAGTATTCCTTTTGTACAAACACAAAACGACTTGCCTGACCCTTCTTTATCTGCATATAGTGTGTATGAAGTTTTGAATCATACTGTGTATAATGTTCCTGTGTTAGCATTAAGAACTTCAACACAGTGGGCATATGTACAACCACAATCGACAGATTCTATACCGTCATTTCCTATTGGTATGTTTGATGATGATGTAGAGGTTGGTATGCCTGTGTATTTTGATTCTGATGAGGGCTTGTTTAAACTTGCTGACGGACTAGATGATTCCAAAGGTTACATAGGTTTAAGAGGTTCACTCAATAATATTGTCACAAACGACACTTACTATAATGCTGATTGGTTGCTAACACCAGGTACTTATTATTATGCTGACGGCGGTGCTAACGCAGGATTATTTACTACTGTACCTAATAAATGCTTAATAGGTAGGGCTATAACAAACACAACCTTACTACTAGATGTTCAAAACGAATCTAGACTTAATAAGGTTATGAGTATTAATGCAAGTACACCGTCAACTGTAAAATATCCTAATGAAAATGCAGTTGTGCAATATGTTAGTGCGTTGATTCAGCAACTGCAAAACCAAATATCTGCTTCTGGCGTTGCCATAAGTTCAATCATAGCAAGCGTAAGCAATAGCATTCCATCAGGGACAGGTTGGCTACTCTGTAACGGACAAACAGTTAGCAGAGCTACATATTCAGGTTTATTTGCTATTATAGGCACTAGTTTTGGTGCAGGTAATGGAACTACCACTTTTAAATTACCCGATTACAGGGGCAAGTTTTTGAGAGGTTTAGGTGGCAATTCAGGTGCTACTGTATATACTCCACAAGCAGAGGGGTTACCGTCAATCGCTCATACGCACTCCGCAACAGCCTATCAAACTTATGATAACACATCTGGAATTATTACAAACAGATTTGCTAAGGCTGATGTTTTAAGTTCACAGCAGACAGCAACTACACTTGTTAATAGTGAAGTGTCTGAAATATATGGAGCTTCTGCAAATGTAACGCCTAAAAACATAAAATACCCTTATGGCGTTGTTGTAGCCAACATTTCTGAAACATTATCAGAGATTAACTGGAATGCCTTTTTAGATGAAATTGAAAAGAAGTTAGACAAGCCTACTATTGTTGAAAATACGACAAGCACAGATCCAACAATCGCATTATTAGGTAGTAATCAGATTTACAGATATACGCAAGCCTTAGATAGTCTCACAATTACAGATTACGAGGTTTCTGATATTTCCTCGACAATATGGTTTACTACTT